TGTTGAAATTTGGTACGATCCTATTAAAACTGATACTGATTGGTTAGAAGAAGATTTTAAACCAAGGATACAAGCCATAGCTCGTAGATATTTGTACGGTACAACTATCCGCAGTTATGACGGCGAAATCAAGCCCAAGCAATTGAGCCACAGAACTGAAAAAGTAATAGAAAGCCGCAACAGTTTAAAAATTAGCTATCATCCACTTGGTAGCACACAGGTTAGATTGGCACACACCAAGAGTGTTACAGAAGAAAAGCCAGGTGCCCGCAGTCGCAATATTAAAGCCTTGTTCATTGAGAAAGATGGTGAGCGTTTTCGCTTCCCGTTTAATCATTTGCTAGGTGCTAGAGTAATGGCATTGCATGTTGAGTCAGGTGGTAAGCCATGGGACAATGCAGGAGAAAAGATTCTAGAGATCAGCAGACGCCGTAAAGAAATTATGGAACTACTGCGCTGGTCTAAAAAACTTGGTGAAACAGCACAAGTGAATCAAATTCGTGAGCGAGGTAAAAGTGAAGTTATTATGCTTCGTCGCATGATGGAAAGAGCCGCCCGTACAGGTGACCTAACTGACATCATTGAATACGCCTTGCCAAACACAGATACAGTTGACAAAGGTCTAGTAAGTGAAGCAGTAGCAGAACTAGATAACGCACTAAACAAGTTACTAGGTTAAAACAAAAAAGCCCCGGTTAAGGGGCTTTTTTAATACTGCTTCTAGTATCACATGCCTGCAATTCTAGATTTGAAATCAGCAAAGTCTGTACTATCAGCAACAACTTGTTTAAGAGTAGCTAGGGAAACAAATGCTGTTGCACCTGTACTGTCAACAATGTTACCACCTGCTGGCAATGTCAAGTGACCATCTGTGCCAAACTTCCAAACATTTACTGTGCCTTCATTTAGACTAGAACCAATTTCAACACCTTGTTGTGCATTTGGATCAATGCCATAAAGTCCTGGCAATTTAACATAGTTGTAGTCATCACCAAAGTACAAATCACTTGAACTGTTTTGTCCTGCTGGACGCATAATGTGTAAATGTGTTGTGCCGCCAACTTCTGGTAATGCGCCAAACTCAATACCACCACGAGCTGTGTTCATAGTGACGACACCATCGGTGCCTACGCTAACTGAGTAAGTTGCTCCATCGCCATTTGTGTTGGCAATTTGAGTAGCAACTGGGATATCACGATTTTCCCAGTGATTTTGACTGTTGTTCCATGTTAGTACTGAACCTTCAATTGGACCTTCTAGGCTAACATCGCTTAATCCGCTTAGGGCTGTTGCACCACCGCCACTACCTGAGCCAAAATTTTGACTGTTAACCCACGCTTCTGTGGCATAACCATCTAAGCTAGGAATAGTTGGCTTGCCAGTCAAGTCTGCATAAGCACCACTAAACAAACTTGGCTTGTTGGTTAAATCATTGTAGCTACCAGTATAAGCAGTAGTTTGTGTACTAGCGTCAGGGAATCTAATAGAACCATCTGTACCAAACTGCCAATATTTTTCACTACCGGATCCATAGCCTGTGCCTAATTTTAATACACCTGCGGCATACAAGCTTGATTCAGTTGTTGGACTTAGTGTTAACCTAGATTCTTCATTGGCACCACTTCTAAAAGTGCTCAGTGTCAAGGGATTGCCTGCTGGCAAACTTGCATCTCCAGAAGAGAATATAAAGTCTCCTACGCTAGGAATACTTGGCTTACCTATTAAGTCAGCGTAACTGCCGCTTGTAGCAACAGTCGCAAAGCTTGGCTTGCCTGTTACACTAGCCCAACTTGTAGGGCCACCGGAGCCGCCTCCACCACCATTGATTAGTTCACCACCTGCTGTGGCACCATCATGGTAGTACAGGAATCCGTCCCTGTATGTAATTTCACCCAAACGCCCGATGTGATCATTGGGAGTTGCATCGTTTACCCTAAAGGTATAAAATTTACGAGTTGTCATTGTTTTTCCTTTTGCGCCTAAAAACTTTTGGCATTGAGATATTTACCAAAATGTTAAAAAAGTGTATTTGTCCAAAATGGCAAAAATTTATTGATTTGGCTATTGCTCTTTGCCAGCAAAGGTAAGTATAATACAACACATGCCCAACCAATTGAAGCATGTGTTGTTTGACCCAATAGGGTCTGACACTATTATTGGCTAATACATAAAGGAAATTTATCATGGCAACTTTAGCAGAAATCCGCGCTCGCCTAGCAGAGCAAGCACAAAAGTCTGGTGGTTCTAACACTAGCACCGGTGATAACGCAATTTACGCACACTGGAACATTCCCGAAGGCACTTCGGCCTCACTTCGATTCCTCCCAGACTCAGACGAAAGCAATACTTTCTTTTGGCGTGAGCGTCAGATGATTCGAATCGAGTTCCCAGGTGTCAAGGGACAAGACGAAAATAAGAAAGTTATTGTACAAGTACCTTGCGTTGAAATGTGGGGCGAAACATGCCCAGTACACGCAACGATCCGTCCTTGGTTTAAAGATCCAAATATGGAAACACTTGGACGCAAATATTGGAAGAAACGCAGTTATGTTTTCCAAGGCTTTGTTGTTAACAGCCCAATGGAAGAACAAAGCGTTCCAGAGAATCCAATCCGTCGCTTCATCATCAGCCCACAGATCTTTACATTGATCAAACAAGCACTGATGGATCCTGACATGGAAGAATTGCCAACAGACTACATGCGTGGTACTGACTTCCGTCTTAACAAGACACAAAAAGGTGGCTATGCTGACTACAGTACAAGTGGTTGGGCTCGCAAAGAGCGTAGCTTAAATGAAACAGAATTACAAGCAATTGCCACACATGGCTTGTTCAACTTGAACGACTTTATGCCCAAGCGTCCTGGCGTAGATGAAGTTCGTGCCATTATGGAAATGTTTGAAGCTTCTGTTGATGGTCAGTTGTATGATCCAGAAAAGTGGAGCAAGTTCTATCGTCCTAGTGGCGTTCAACTTACTGCATCTGCTTCAACAGCAGGCGCAGTAGCCGATCCTGATGAGGATACTCCTGTGGTAGCAAGTAAGCCTGCGCCAGCACCAACACCGGCCCCAGCACCAACTGTAACAGCCGCACCAGCCGCACCAGCCCCAGCAGATGGAGCCGCAAAGCCCAGCGTTGATGACATCCTAAAGATGATTCGCAGTCGTTCAGCTTAATTGAACAAGGAGGGTAGAAGATCTACCCTCCTATCATCTATAAGGATAATACAATGGTACAGAAAGCATTTGATGTTTCCAAGTTTCGTAAAAACTTGACCAAAGCCATCCCAGCAATGAGCTCTGGCTTTAACGATCCAAGAGATTGGATCAGTACAGGCAATCATACACTTAACTATTTGATGACAGGCGACTTTGGTCGTGGTGTTCCACTTGGTAAAGTAACAATGTTTGCTGGTGAATCTGGTGCAGGCAAAAGTTATATCTGCTCCGGTAACCTTGTCAAGAATGCACAAGCACTTGACATTCTCCCTGTAATTTTAGATAGCGAAAACGCACTTGACGAGGACTGGTTAAAGGCATTAGGCATTGATACTGCTCCTGATAAGTTGATGCGCTTTGGCGTATCCATGATCGATGAGGTGGCAAAGTTTATTTCAGAGTTCATGAAAGAATACAAAGATGCTTACGGTGATCTTCCATATGAAGAACAAAAGAAAGTGTTGTTTGTAATTGACTCTGTTGGTATGTTGCTTACTCCAACTGACATTAACCAGTTTGAAGCTGGTGACATGAAAGGTGACATGGGTCGTAAAGCAAAGGCATTGACAGCTCTTATTAAGAATACTGTTAACCGTATTGCTCCGCACCCGGTAGGTTTGGTTGTTACTAACCACACATACGCCAGTCAGGACATGTTTGATCCAGACGACAAGATTACTGGTGGTAGCGGTTTCGTTTACGCTAGTTCCATGGTTGTGGCTATGAAAAAGCTCAAACTTAAAACAGACGCTGATGGCAACAAGACTAGTCAAGTACATGGTATTCGTGCCGCTTGTAAGATTATGAAAACTCGTTACTCTAAGCCGTTTGAAAGTGTACAAGTTGAAATTCCTTACACAACAGGTATGGATCCTTACTCGGGCCTAGTGGACTTGTTCGAAGCTCGTGGCTGGCTTAAGAAGGAAGGCAACAAGCTTTCTTACACTACATTGGATGGTGAAGTTATCAAGGAATTCCGCAAGGGCTATACTGATGGAATTCTAGATAAGATCATGGCAGATGTAGTAGCCCGAGGTACTGACTTGGCATACCAAGGCGCTATTAGCCCCAATGGCGAAATAGACGCAGAAGTAGCTGAGGAGTAAAGATGTCCGACAGCCATGATGAATGGTTGAAAGAGCAAGGAGCAAGGGTTATTGAAAAACGACCCTTGCGCCGTGTATTGTTCCAGCCGTTTTCTTTTAGCGAATCGCCTGACATTAATACAGCAATGCTGGACATTGATCACGAAGACCATGTTTACAAAATTGAAGTCACAAGCGCCACACTTAAAAAGTGGCAAATGTACGAATCACGATTGCATCATGTAATCAAGTATGCTGACGAACATGATAGTTCTCCAACAAACTTTTACCTTGATAATAGGTCCAAGCACAACGACCTGCTGGTAAACAATCCGATGTACAGGGAAGCCTGGAAAGAGTTTCAATCCATAAGAGCCTTACTTGGACAAGATACCTATTGGCCTTGATAACATTTTGTGTTATAATATATTATGCTGATTAAAAAACTAATGCAAAGACTTGGACGCCACAGAATTATCTTGGATCGTCAAAGTAGTGAGCCATTGCTCGAACGCTACTACTTGTTTCTTAAAGATCGTACATGGTTTCCGTTCAACATCTTTGTACATAAGTTTCTTAAAAGCGATCCTGATGATGTACATGATCATCCGTGGCCTTATGCCACACTAATTTTGAAAGGTGGATACTATGAATGGATTCCTCAGTTTGACAAACAAGGCAACAAGTTCAATGAAATCGCTGTATGGCGAGGACCCGGCAGTTTTCGTATATGTGGCGCTACTAGCTATCATCGTATTGAGCTTGATCCTAGCGTGACTGCCTGGACCCTGTTCATGCCCGGACCACAAGAAAAAGAATGGGGTTTCCTGGTCAAGAACAAATGGGTTCACAATGAAGAGTACCTAGAAGAAAAGGTAAGAACTTAAAGTCTGATAGACTAAGTATCGCAGTACTAAATCCAGTACACAATTATGGAGATATAAAAATAATGCAAGATGCAGGAGAAATGTTAGTTCAAATGTGGCTTTCACTGAAGCCTTACATTGACAAAAAAGAACGCCCAGATGCGGCCCTTGCCTTCTTGAGAAGCTGTGAAGATTTCCTAAATCTAGAAACAGCAAGAGAAGAAGCAAGTGAAGCTGATAGTGCATTGTTAGGTGCCTTCAATGAAATACTAG